AAGAAACTTGGAATATCTGTTGATAAATTGAGAGATAAGCAAAGGTTGATAGCTGGTGGTGCTATGGCACGGGCTCTTGGGTATTCTAAAGAAGAGCATCGTCAAAATATTGATGGTACTGGAGTAGTGCGCGAGGGAAAGGAAGTAACAAGAAGGAGTAAAGATGAGGTTGGTGGTGTGAGGAGGTTACCTAGAACAGATCCATCCAAGTGGCAACATAACGCTAAAATCAATGCAATGATTGAGCAAGTGAAAAAACATGTAGATGCAGATCCGGAACATAAGATTGTCGTGGTTGCAGATTCCCCAGATCAAGTTGCTGCCATTAAAGCAGCTCTAGAAGATGTAGTGTATAAACCAACTATGGGTATTGATCCAGTAACGGGAAAGAAAACGGGCCGTAAGGTGTCTGTGGTCAGTACCCTTGGGGCAACTACAACAGGTAAGACAAAGCAGGAAAGAAAAGGTACTAGCTCACAAGAAATAGACCAACGTAAAGCTGATTTTTTGAGCGGAAAGATTAGGGCTTTGATTATTGATAAGGATAACATTGCTGGGCATAATCTTCAAACAGCAAATAGCATTCACATGATGAGTTATTTGAAGGGTGATGCCTCTGATTTGATGCAGGCACAAGGACGTTCAGATCGTCCTGAAAGACCAGTTAGGTCTGATAAAGAAGTAAGCAAAGAGATCATAGGAGCTGTTAGAAGTGAGGGTGAATCTTCAAAGAAGGTTCGTGTGGCGATTTTCAAAGCATTGAATGAAGCCCATGCTGATAACCCTGATAGATTTCCAGAGAATCTGGATGTGAAAAAACTTCCAGATAAAGAGATTAGGGATATTCTGTCTGCCTTTCGAAAATATAACAAAAATAAATGGCAGAGGTTGGCACTAGGAATTGGGATATTTACTGAGGCTCCGTTGGAGGTGCACAACTACCATCTGACTGACTCTCCACAAGAGCTTCAGGAATATGATCTTGTTAGGCAAGGGAACACAACTAACGAGGTGACAACCCCCGCCATGATGACAGAGCCCTTTGGGAGGGAGAAGGTTGAACATGCCCCAACAGGTGAGGAACAAAGTAGGATCAAGATGAAGAGTTTGTATCTTCGTTCTGATCTTGTGAAGGCCATAGATTCTGATCCTCTGCTGATTGTGAGGAACTGATGTCGTCCAGAGTCAAGTATGCCCTTGCTGAGAATATGGCTCACATGAAGGTCCTGGCAGATCGATACGTTCAGGTCCTTGCAAGAGCTGAACGAGAAATCGAAGCGGAGAAGCAGCAGCCAGTGCCGTCAGCTTGGAAGGTGACTGCTCTTGAACAGCTACGAGATCGAGCTGAGGAGAACATTGCACGGTTCAAGGGTGGTGGGAGGATGGAGGAGTGGTTAGCCAATGCTGAGCGAGATAAGATCAGTTAATGGATCATCTCCTCATATGCTCTTGCGGGGAGGTGCTGGTAAAATCCCAGCAGGATGTGGTGAAGCTTCGCTCCAAGATTCTTCTTTTCCGCAACGGGAAAGCCTTCGCAGTTTGTAAGGGCTGCAACAAAGAGTACCCAGTTCCTGTGCAGCTAGATCAAGAGCTTATGAAATCGTTGAAGTCTTCTGCTACTCATCCTCGTCTTTTCGTTAGTAAATCCCACTAGATCAGATTTAGATCAAATTTATTGCCAAAGATTCTTGACATCATTCTACAGACTCAGTAGCTTGATGGGAGAAAGAATCAGATCGTACTGAAAATTTAAGAAGGTCTCCAAAAAGGGAGATGGGTCAAAAGCCCAGTCTCCCTTTTCGCGTTTTAGGGTTTGATGTGACTATTGATCTTCTAAAAAGTGATGGGTTTGAGTTTTTCCTTCCGCTGGATATCAATCTCAGCAAGTCCCAGAAATTTGACATCCCCGACACCAAGAAGACAGACGGACACAGTCGAATTCTTTTTGGGGTTGCTTCCACTGAGGACACTGATCTGCAGAATGAGATTGTCTACCAGCGTGGGATAAATTTCAGTTACTTTCTTGCCCACGGTTACTACAACAACGACCACAAGCCTGGGTTTGAAAACAAGGTAGGGCAGCCCCTAGAAGCAAGAGTTACTCCAGAGGGTTTATGGACCAGGGGTTACCTTTGGGAGCCTGGTGTCCACAAGGTTGCAGACGCGATCTGGGAGCTTGCCAATGCTTTGATTGCTTCTGATTCTGACCGCAAACTTGGGTTTTCAATTCAGGGCAAGGTTGTTCGTCGAGATGGCAAACGAATCCTGAGTTGCTGGGTTCAAGACGTTGCCATCACAGCAGCTCCAATCAATACGAACACGTGGATTGATGTTGTGAAATCTCTCTCAGAAGTTCCAGCTGAGATGTGGTGTGATCACGATTCTGGATTGCTCATGCCAGAACAGACAGCAAAATCTGTTCCGTGTGTTTGCAAGAAACCATGTGGCATGTGTAAGTCCTTGGCTTCCTCTTTTCAAGATAAAGATATTGATCTCAGAAAACGAGAAGAGGAAGAAGAAGAGAAGGCTTTGTCAGCAGGATCAGAAGCTGGACGTGTTCTAACCCCTGAGAGTTTGGAAGGTGGTTTGGCAGACCAGCAATGGGGTCATACGAGTTCGACACATGAAAAAGTCAACAAGGGATTGTCCTTTGATGACTGTGTAGATCTGCTTCAAAAGGTTCGTGGATTCTCCAGAACTGAATCCATCACCCTGGCCGAGGCAGTTTTTACGATGAACCGAACCAACTAAGGAGATTGAAGATGCCCGAGACCATTACGCAGCAAGACTTCTTCAAGTCTCTGGGAAGGCTGGAGGCTCTCGCGAACGGTTCGGATCAGGAGCAGATGGATAAGTCGCAGATCTGCACTGGTCCAAACAGCGAAGTCACCAGCTGGGCCGGAGGTACGAAGGGGGACATTGGGGACAAGTGGGATGACAGCATTGGGGCAGATGGCACTGACTATGCTGGTGGTGCCAAGAAGATCAAGAAGGCCCGTGAGGAAATCGCGAAGAAGATTCTGAAGGGCATGCCCCTTGATCCCAACGAAGTGGCTCTCCTGAAGAGTGACTACGAGAGCAACTTCGCCAAGGGTGATGGCGGGGATGACAAGGGTAGCCTTGCCGGTCTGTTCGGCAAGAAGGATGACGACAAGGACGAGGACAAAGGCAAGAAGAAGGACAAGGGCAGGGACAAGAAGAAGGATGAGGAGGAGGACGAGGACGAGGACGAGGGTGGGGGTGGTGGACCTCCCATGCCGATGGGCAAAGAGGGTGGTGGACCTCCCATGATGCCCATGGGCAAGTCTTTTGCCGATGAAGTGCAGAGCAACGAGACCCTTCGCAAGGGGATTGAGGTCTCTGAGTTCCTGTCTGAGTTTGCCAAGTCCTTTGCTATTGGTCTGCATGGGATGGAGGCCAGGATCATGAATAACGTGATCGGCCAGGTTGTGGGTGCTCTGAACGAGTATGCGGGGACTCAGGCGGCTTTCAACAAGTCCTTGGCTGATGCCATCGTGAACATTGGCCATGGTGTTTCTGGGACCATCCAGCAAGCTGAGCAGATGGCTCAGGCTCCTGCTGGTCCTCCCAAGTCTCAGTTGCGAGCCATTCCGCAGAATGTGAATGTGCTCCAGAAGGGTCAGCAGCAGCAAGGCAATCAGCTGACCAAGGCTCAGATGCTGGATCGAATGGCAGATCTCGTGGAGAAGGGCAAATTGAATTCTCTCGAGGTCATCAAGTTCGAGAGCACGAATCAGTTGTCTCCGGCAACGGAAGACATCGTCATGAAGAGTTTCAACACTCAGGCGGGCTGATCCGCCGTTAACCTTGACGCAGGATCGATCTAATAGATTGATCTAAGGAGGAATCGAAATGTACGGACAGATTTCGCTGCGTCACTACGAAGGGCTGAACGGCTTCGGCTCCGCTCCTGCGATGGATGTTGCCGAGCTGCAAAAGGCCCTTGAAGCTGGTTATCAAGTAACTGCTCAAACGGGTGGTAGTGCTCTCCGTGTTGAGTCGCTTGAGGCCAGTTTGAAGGTAGTGACCTACACAAATCATCACATCAAATTCTGGAAGAAAATCCCGAAGAGCCCAGCCTACTCGACAGTTGAAGAATACAACCAACTGATCGATTACGGTCCTACGTCGTATGCGTTCACGCAGGAAGGTGAATTGCCTCCGTCTACGGATAGCAATTATGCGCGACGCACCCAACTCATCAAGTTCATGGGTACGACGCGGGAGGTTACCCACCCTGCGACGCTCGTTCATCCAGCTCATGGTGATGTGATTGCGCTCGAAAACCAGAATGGCATTCTCTGGCTTCTGGAGAGAACAGAGCAAGCTCTTTACACTGCTGATTCCAGTCTTGCTTTCGATGGTGAGGCTGAGCAGTGGGATGGTCTTGATGCTTTGATCGACGCTACTTCCTTTGTAGATCTGGAAGGCCAGCCTCTACAGGAAGCTGACATCGAAGAGGCTAGCAATCTGATCATCGAGCAGTACGGGTACCCAACAGATCTGTTCCTTGGTACTCGTAATCTGAGTGACCTAGTCAAGACAATGTACCCCCGTGAGCGAGTTGCTATGCCAGCTCCTGTCAATGGGGTCATTGGTCAATCAGTCATGTCGATGTCCACTCAGGCAGGAACTATCGAGTTCAACCCAAGTGTGTTCATTCGACAGCTTCCAGTTCCTCCATCGTCGCCAACGCATGCCAACGCTCCTGCGACTCCGCAGGCTGTTACGTTTGGTGCTATCGCTGGAACGGATGGTGATTTCAACAAGAATGCTGTGGCTGGAACGAGTGCATATGCCTATGTCTGCACGTCATGCAATCGTTTTGGTGAGTCTGCAATGTGCCCGGTTGTGGCAGCCAACAAGGACATCACACAGGGTGAGAAAGACCTGCTCAGGCACATCCCGTTGGTTCTAACCAACGCGGCAGTGGTGGGTGCGTTCCCTGTTGAGTACTATCGTGTGTATCGCACGGTAGCTATGGCTGCTGCTGGTGCTGTTCCGACTGCCGCAGCTTCGTACAGTCTCATCATGCAGGTTCCTGCTACTCTGCAGACTGCTGGTGGTGTGACTAACGTGAATGATGTGAACTTCCTACTTCCATTCACGAGTTTGGCCTACATGGGAGAGTTGACTCCGAATGTCATTACGTTCCGTCAGCTGGCCCCGATGATGAGGCTTGATCTTGCGGTACTCGCTCCTGCGTACCGCTGGATGATTCTGTTGTACGGTACACCAATTCTTTTCGCGGCTCGTAAGTGGTTGCGAATGATCAACATCGGTAGATTGACATAGGATGGACTAGTTTTGGCCTAGTAATGGGTACAATGGATATCCATTACTAGGCTTGACATGAGCTGCATTATTTGCGGTAAACCTACTAGACCTGGAACTGATATCTGTAGCTCAACGTGTGCGCTACAGAAGACTCCAGAACTTAGTAAAGAAGATAACGAAGAACCTGAAAATGATAAAAGGTCAAGAACAGTTCTATCTCTAACTCGTTCACTGGAAGAAGTGACGATGTTAAATAATACTAAGCTACAGGAGGTTCCGGTGGTTCAAGTTAAGCACAGGTGGATGAAAAATCGAAATCTTGTTTCCAATAGAACAGTTCTGTCATTTGATGATTGCGGAATTGCCAAGATGGCGAGATTAGGTTCTGTATTGGAGGATATCGGGGCACTTATGAAACGTTTTCCAGGGCAGATGACAATCTGTCGGGATGAGGAAAAGGTTGAGAAGGTTGAGGAGAAGCCTGTGGTTGTGGAGGAGAGGGTGGAAGAAGTGAAGGTAGAAGAAGTGAAGGTGGAAGAAGTGAAGGTAGAGGAGCCTATGGAGGAGGTGGAGGATTTGGTGGAGGAGTTTGTAAAGGAACTGAAGGTGGAGGATTTGATGGAGGTTGAGGATAAAGTTCTTCCTCCTATAATCAGAAAGAAGAAGCAACCTCTGCCCTACACAAAAACAAAAACCGAGAAATAAGGAGAAAATACAATGGCAACAATTAAGACGCAACCAGTTGTTGGTGATAGTGGGTCGCAGGAAATGGCCCAGTTGGTTCGTAGCTACAACAATCTTCTGGATGTAGTCGGTGACTTGATCACTGGCTTGAAAACTGTTGTTGATGAAGCGGCAACTAATACGCTTGCCGCAACAGCAGAGACAGCACTTCAAACCAATGTCTTCAAGATTCTTGAGCAACCACCGATTGCTCTTGGTAGGAAGATGAATATCTACTAAGTAGATGAATGTTACATTCCACTAACCTACTGCACGACAGCCAATGTGCGTTGTGCAGTAGTTTTTTGGAGTAAAAAACTATAGATTCGTTATTCCATAAAAATGAGAGGGCAACATGGCTCCTACCGCTCCTAGAGGTCGAATTACTCGCGACTCTTCCATTCAAGCAGCTCATTGGTACGGTCTTTCATCCCCAGCATTTCCAATTTCAGTTGATTGGCAGTACAGCACTCCACTGAACGTTTCTGGTTTGACACAGCTTTCGCTGTATCTTTATGTAGTTCGTGGTGCTGCTGATTGGATTGAGTTTCAAATACTTCATTCTTTTGATGGTACTTCTTTTCTTCCTCGTGACAATTCTGGGACACTTGTGAAGCATGTTGTAGATGCTACTTATAGTAAGAAGATTATGATTCCAATTTTGGACAATTATATCCAGATTGGAGTTCGTGGATTTGGTGTTGGTGGATTTGGAACTTCTATATTTGCAGTTGATGCTATTGCTGGCGATTCTGCTTTTTCCGATGATTTATTGAGTGGCAAGAGTGAAAGTCCATCTCTCGTTCTCGCTTACGATATTATGGACAATCTGATACAAGTAGATAAAACAGAAGGTGGTTCAACGTGGCGTAAAACATTGACCTGGACAGGTACTAACTTGACTGCCATTAGTGCTTGGGTTCTTCTTTAAATCGAGGTGAGAGATGGGTACTAAGCATACGCATACTGTTATCGATCTAGAGAGCAACAAAGTACCATTACTGCTTGCTCTTAATGCAGAAGGGGCTTCCTCAGTTGTTTGGAAGGAACTTGTACTGGCGCAAGGTCAGTTATTGACTGGGGCTGCTGGCGGTATTCTGCAAGCTGAATTGATCACCATTATTACCAACCCAGCGATTGGTAATACATTCAAAATCACTGATGGTACTACTACAGAAACGTTTACGTTTAGAGCTGCTTGGGGTGTTGCATTTGATGTAGCGATTGGTATCAATGCGGCCGCAACCCAAGCCAACTTGGTTATTGCGGTCAATACCGATTCTACTCTTTGGAAAGCCATTGCCACTACATCTCTCGATACGTGGTTTGCCTCACTGCCAGTTAGTCAAGTAGTCATTGCTCGTAAAGCTACTTCAGCTAATAATGATCGCATCTTCGGTGCTCAGACAGCAGTAGATGGTATTAAAGTAGTTAGTTTTCTCGCTAGCAGGGGTTACGAAAAGGTCTTCTCTACTGAGAGCAACATCCCTGCTGTAGATCCAGCAGTAAAGAAGTTCGGCTTTGGTAGAGCATTCGCTGCATTAGTTACCAATGAAACGCATCTTATCGCCGATCTAGATGAAGCTTGGACCTGGGATAGCGACGCTATGTTGTGGGTGCAGACAGGTGCGTCTGTTATCCATCCCATCGGCGGTCCAAACCACTCAGCTTCTATTGTCACTGCTGTTGAATCTAAACTATCTGATATTGGTGTCGGTGCTCATCTAGGTCTCACTACTCACTCAAGTGCAGTTAATCCTACTATCAATAATGATGCTGTAGACACCATTGGTCTTGGCAGGAAGTTCAGGTTCGGAGACACTTGGTACAACACAGCACTAGGATATATCTTTCTGTGCATTGATATCACTGCCGGTGCTGCAGTTTGGAGGCAGGTCAATTCTCAGCCTTACATAACTACTACTAGCCCAGGTCCAAATAATGATGGAGTGATGACAGCTCCGGTCCCTGGTAGGCGTTTTTATATTGGCGACACATGGGTTAATGTAACTACTCAGCAGGTGTTCTACTGTTACACTAATCTAACTGGCGCAGCTATGTGGGTACAGATAGACAATGACCCCATTGCTGCTGTTAGTAATCCTCTTCCCACTAATGATTCTGTTGATACAGCTGTGTTTGGACGTGTGTGTTGGCGTGGTGATACGTGGCTGAATACAGCTACTGGTCATTTGTTTGAGTGTATCAGTGCTGCTGTTGGTGCAGCAGTTTGGGTTCAATACTCGAATCAACCTTTCTCTTCTGCAGCCAATAACCCAACCAACAATAACGATGCTATAGATACAGCTGTATTGGGCCGTCGGTTTGGACTCGGGGATACTTGGCTAAACATCGCACTCAATACGCTCTATGTGTGTACTGTAGCTACTCCAACAGCAGCAATTTGGTTTCAGCTCACTAATCTACCGCATTCGGCTGCTGGTAATCCTCTACTGACAAATGACGGTGTAGACACAGCAGTTTCAGGTAGGCGGTTCAGAATCGGTGACACTTGGTTAAATACCACTACCAATAATCTATGGGTCTGTGTCGATAATACAACTAACGCTGCTGTTTGGCGTACAGTTACATCCCATCCCCACCCAGCAGCTACCAATCCTCTACTGACTAACGACAAAGCGGACACCGCTGTCATTGGCCGTTACTTCAGGATAGGAGATACGTGGCGTAATACGTCTACTGGTCATGTCTTCATTTGTATCGACGATACCATTTCAGCTGCAGTTTGGGTCCAGTATACTAACCAACCATATTCGTCAGCGGCTTCTAACCCAACCAACAACAATGACGTTGTTGATACTGCAGTTCTCGGGAGAAGGTTTAGAGTTGGCGACACATGGTTGAACATTGCTCTCAATACTTTGTTCGTATGCGTTGATTCTACAGCT